CTCCCCGAAAGAACACCGGGATGGAATGCTCGAAAAGATCAAGCAGCAGTGCGGCATTCAGGCATTGCAGTGTGTCAGGGACCGGCTACGGCTGGAATTTGCCCGCATCAGGGCGCGAAGGAGGACCAATGAACAATGACCGCCCGGGGATTGATGAGCAGTACGCAGGAGCCAACAATACGTCAAACCTGACGATTGACCCTGAGCGCAAGATGCCCGGCGACGTGATCATTGCTGCAGGCTGGAGCCCGACGCGGACCGGCGCATCCATCCTTCGCCTGCATAGCGAATGGGATGGCGCAGAGCACCCGGCGCGGCCATCCGAGACCGACCTGAAGCTGCTGGCCGGCAAGCTCAAGACTTTCAAGGAGGTGCGCGACCAGATCATCAATCAGGCAGCGCTGTGGGGTATCGAAGACCCATTCCCGGTGTCGGTGGATGTGCTCTGGTGGTGGCTGGCGCCGACGTGCACAGCATGCCAGGGAAGGCGGTGGGAGTTGATTTCCAACACACCACACCTGTCCGGGCGCCTGTGCTATTCCTGCCATGGGACCGGGAAGAAGCGGCTGCCACACGGACCTGCAGGCAAGCGGCTGGCCATCTGGATTGATACCTGCGTGGACATGGCGCGGCAGTCGATGAAACAGCGCTTGCGCCAGAATTACAGATAGTCCATAATCGCGCCGGGGAATGCATGGATTGCTGAATCCGTCGCGCCTCGAATCTCTGCCGATTGCGCCGAAGTGAAGCATGTAGCTGCTTCGGAAGAAGTTGTCGGGAGAGGTGCCTCCAGAATTTCAAGCCCTGCAATTGCGGGGCTTTTTGCTTTCTGGGGTGGTGATTTGAGTCCCTTGGTGGAGTGGCAACAAAGCCAAGGGCGCGGTAGCTCAGACCGGGAGAGCGGCCCCTAGCCGGGGTAGGTCGTTGGTTCGATCCCAACCCGTGAAGTCACCATCCCAGAAAGCCATCCAGTAGCGTGGAGCAGCCCGGTAGCTCGTCAGGCTCATATCCTGAAGGTCGGTGGTTCAAATCCACCCGCTGCAACCATTTCCGAAAGTCGCCTCACCCCGTACCAGTCAAGTGGTGCCGTCACAAGCGGGGATTCGGAAAACAAACGATGGGCGCCAGCCATCACCCTCATGTGTCACTTGCACTACAGGCAGGTCGCCCATCACCTTTCAAACCCGTGCATACAACGAATCAGCCTGTGTCGGGCAGGTTTCTGATTCCAGCACGGCCCTAGCGGACAGTGGGAAAACTGCCCGCCACCGGAGCCCGCCAGCCAACACGTCCTCCTCCGGACCGGCTGGCGGGTAAGCCGGACAGAAACGATTTGTCTCCTCATTGGCGCAGTTGCCGATGCTTCAACCCGTCAGCCTCACCCGCTGGCGGGTTTTCTTCCAAAAGGAACTCCAACATGGCAACCATGCAACCCCCAATGATGGCACCCGGAGCCCAACCAGGGGCCGAGCCGACAGATCCCAACGGCACGGATGACCAGACCGGCAGCTACACGATCGAGATTGAAGTTCGCCAGGACGGGACTTTCGCCGTGAGCGTGGAGAGCGGCGCGCAGGAAGCCGCCGAAGGCCAGGGCGGCATGGATGACGACAAGGGCGCCAAGGAGTGCACCAACGTCAAGGAAGCGCTCACGATCGCTTTGGGCATCGTCAAGAACGGCGGGGAAATGCCTGACATGGGCGCCGACGACGCAGCCTTCATGCAGGGTTACGGCGGCGACACCGGGGCCAAGGGCGCCTGACATGGCCAAAGCAACCCTGATCCTTCAGGACGTGGACGGCGCAATCGACGCCAACATCATCTTCGCCGGTGGATTCCAGGCCGACAGCCACGCCCACCAACACGCTCATCTCCTCCTGAAGCACATGGGAGAGATCTCCCGCCAGTTGAGCGACTTCACCCCCAAGGCTGAAGAGCTCCAGGCGCCGACGGCGGAACCGGGGCGCATTGCGCTGCAGTGATCAACATGGCAACAGCAAAGAAACCGGCAAAAACCACCGGAACCGGCGCTGTTGCACAAAAAACAGGCAATTCAGGCGCTCCAAAGTCTGCCAAACCCAAGAAAGCAGCACCAGCACCCGTGCCAGCCAAGATGGGCAGGCCCACGGTCTACACCGAGCAGAAGGCCACCATCATCTGCGAAGCCATTGCGGCCGGAGAGTCTGGACGGGCTGCCTGCAAGAAGGCGGGGATTGCTGAGTCGATGCTTTATGCGTGGCTGAAGGACCGGCGCGAGTTTCAGGAGCAATACGCCCGCGCGAGGGAGCGCCAGGCTGATTTGCTGGCAGCTCAGATCATCGAGATTGCAGATACCCCCGTCATTGGCATCAAGAAAAAGACCAATGAGAAGGGCGAAGTCGAAACGACCGAGGGCGACATGATCGAGCACAGACGCCTGCAGGTTGATGCTCGCAAGTGGGCTGCCGGCAAGCTGGCCCCAAAGAAGTACGGCGACAAGCTTGCAGTTGGCGGCGACGAAGATGCGCCACCCATTCATGTCAAGGCCGACGTGACCCTGACGCCGGGCGAGGCATACCGGCAGATTCTGGGTTGAAGTGATGCAAAAGTATTCACTTTCAGAAACAAGGTGCCAGAAATCACGGGCTGACACCACGCAATTCCAGTTTGTGTAGAACTTAGGTACACAAATGCCGCAGACTGAGCCAGAAAAAAGCACCTTCGACTGGAAGCACCCCGACTACGACAGCGAATTCAAGGCCAGGACGGCTGCAGTTCTGAGAATGCGGGCAACGCCAGGCGGCGCGGACAAACTCAAGGAGTATTACAAGACTGACCCGGTGGCCTTCATCGACGACTGGGGCACGACGTTTGATCCGCGGAATGCTGAGATCGGCTTGCCGAGCGTCATCCCGCTGGTGCTGTTCCCGAAGCAGGTTGAATTCGTTGAATGGCTGGTGGCCAGGTGGAAAGGCCGCGAGGACGGGTTGGTCGAGAAGTCGCGGGACATGGGTGTGTCGTGGCTTTGCGTGGCCACCGCCATCTGGATGTGGACATTCCATGAAGGCGCGGTTGTCGGGTTCGGCAGCCGCAAAGAGGACTACGTTGACAAGCTGGGCGACCCAAAAAGCCTGTTCTGGAAGGCCCGGCAGTACGTTTCCCTGCTGCCGCGGGAGTTCCGGCCGGCAGGGTACAGCGAGAAGATTCACGCGCCGCACATGCGGATCCTGAACCCGGAGAACGGCTCAAGCATCGTCGGCGAGGCGGGTGACAACATCGGGCGCGGCGCCCGGACATCGATCTACTTCAAGGACGAGTCGGCCTATTACGAGCACGCCGATGCGATCGATGCCGCGCTGAGTCAGACATCGAACTGCAAGATTGACGTGAGCACGCCCAATGGGCCGGGCAACCCGTTCTACCGCAAGCGGCACGGCGGGAAGATCCAGGTGTTCGTGTTTGACTGGCACGACGACCCGCGCAAGGATGAAGCCTGGTATCGCCGGCAGTGCGAAACGCTCGAGCCGCACATCGTCGCGCAGGAAATCGACCGGAACTACGAGGGGTCGCTGGCAGACGCATTCATTCCGGGCGAGGTTGTGCTCGAGGCCATGCGCCGCGGGCCGGCAGACATTCAGGCAGTTGGTGGGCTGCGCGTCGGGATCGACGTGGCGAGGTTCGGCGACGACAAGACTGTCATCGTGTTCCGCAGGGGCCGTGTGCTGCTGAAGGTTGTTGTGCTGGCCAAGCTCGACGTGGCCCAGGTGGCAGGTCGGGCAAGGCAGGAGATTGCGGCATACGGCGAAAAGCCGGAACAGATTGCGGTGGACACCATCGGCATCGGTGCCGGCGTAGCGGACATCATGCGCGGCGAAGGCTGGTATCCAGACCGGGTTGACCGGGTGAGTCGCAGGAAGATCCCCGTAGTGGTGGATGTGAACTCCAGTCTTCGCATGGACAACGGCATGGACTACAACATGCGCGCATTCATGTGGCGCGAGATGCGGGAATGGATCAAGGGCGCATCCATCCCGAACGACCAAGACCTGAAAAGCGAGCTGACCGCACTGCGCTACAGCTTCAGAGGCGGCGAGTTGCTGCTGGAATCGAAGGACGACGCCAAGAAGCGCGGTGTGCATTCACCGGACCGGGCTGACGCACTGGCACTGACATTCGCCATCCCGACCATCACGCAGCCGCCCGGACACAAGCCTATTCCCGCATTCCGCCCCCGTGACCCAAGCATGGGCGCGCTGGGCGCCTGACACACAGAGAAGGAGCATCACCATGCCCGAAGCCAATTTCCAGGCGGCGGCTGACCGAATCCGTCAGTTCGCCGAAGACTACAAGTACATGCAGATGGCGGCCGACACGCTGGCTTCCATCGGCAGTCTCGACCAATTGGTGTCCGAGCGCCAGGCGGCGGTGGACGCTGCCAATGTCGTGCTGGCTGACGTGAGCGGCAAGCTCGAGCAGGCCAAAGCCGACCTGGACACGGCAAGCGCATCGGCCAAGCAGATGATGGACGAAGCCCGCCAAGCCGCCGACAAGGTTCTGCAGGCCGCCGAACACGAAGCCGCGGTCGTTGCCCGTCAGGCCAAGGACGATGCTGACGCACTCAAGGGTGCGGCAACGCTCGAGGCGCAAGCACGCTCCGAAGCCGCGGCATCAGTTGTTCGCGATGCCAATGCCACGCTGGCCGAGGTCAAGGGTGACGTTGATGCCGCTGAAGCCACGCTGGCCGACCTGAACGAGCAGATCGCCAAGGCCGAAAGCAGGCTGCAGGCAGCGCGCGACGCCGCGGCCAAACTGCTGAAGGGTGAGTAATGGCGGCGCCAGGCTATTCCACCACGCTACGCAATGCGAAGCTGGATGCGAATGCGACTGCTGTTGGAAACGCTGGCCTGCTGCGCATCTATGACGGCACACGCCCGGCAACTGGCGGAGCGGCGACAACGAAGCTGGCTGAATTTACGCTGGGCTCGCCGTTCGCGGCAGGCGCTGCTGCCGGAGTTCTGTCGCCAACCCTGCCAAGTGCAACGACCGGGCTTGCCGCAGGGACTGCGACATGGGCGCGCATCGTCACGTCAGGCGGCACGTTCGTCATGGACATGGACTGCGGGACCAGCGGCACCAGCGTGATCCTGAACACGACCACGGTATCCGTCGGGCTGGCCATGAGTGTGACGGCATTCACCATCACGGGCGGCAACGCATGACGCTCAGGGACGAAATCCTTGCGAAGTGCTCCACGGAGCTTGTCGCGTCCAAGGATTTTGCTGCCATCGCTGCCCGAGTGTCCGAAGGCAGGACGAAGCAGATCCCCTGCAAGATTGGCCGCGCTGCTGTGCTCGATGCGATCGACGCGGACCACGGCGCCGAGATCATCTACGGGCTGCGCGACCTTGGAAAGCTGGTCCCGGCCGTCGGCGTGGCCTACGAATTGCTGTGCGCGAACGACCTGGACATCGGCAACCCGAAGACCCAGGCCAAGATTGATCTGCTGACCGGCTCAATGTTTGACGTGTCACGCGCATGGATTTTCACGCCGGAGACTGCTGCGGCCATCAAGGCGCTGGCGGTCGTTGCTGATCCGGTGACGCCGGCGCAAGTCGAGGCGGCATTGCTTGACCCGAATGCATGGGTGACGGTATTCACGCCACGCCGGCCCGGCGAGACAGTCGGCTCGATGTCAGCCAGCCGCAGGGGCTTCACCTACAACGGCAGTCTGAACAAAGACATTCAAGAAACCGTGGATGCGTTTTGGGAAGAAGCCAAGAAAGCTGAAGCGGAATTCTTGACCGCGCAACCGCTCAACGAGGCGGCAGAGGCTGCGATTAAGGCGGCGTCGTAATGGCTACCTATACCAAAACAAACCAAGGCGACTTACTCGCGCTGCAATCTGTTGCTGCGTCGTCCGTTGTTGTTGGCTCTGCTGTTTCTGTGGCGACCGCCTTGGGTGGCCTATGCTACGCCAGAATCGGGCGGCGCTCGGCAACTGCGGCGGGTGCTGTGTCCAATCTGCGCCTTGAGGCGAGCTATGCAACCAGCGGCGACAACTCATGGTTTCCGTTCGCCATTCTTTCTGGTGACTTCGCTGCGTGTGAGGCGGAAGCAGTGACCGGCACGGTTGCAGCAGGCGCGACCACGATCACATGCGCGTCAACCACGAATTTGACCGCTGGCGATGTGATATTTATCGACAACGGCACTATTGCAAACAGCGAGTGGGCGCGTATCAAGTCCATTGTTGCAAATACGAGCGTGACGGTTGAGGGCGCATTGGTGAACGCTGCGACCTCCTGCACGATGTACGACTCAGCCACGATCTTTAGCCCGGTGGCAATTCCTCCTCAGGCGTTGCGCATCCGTGCTGTAGCAGACGGCTCGCTTTTCACGCAAGCATGGGCCGTGCAGGTCAAGTATTCCACCATTGACTCGATTGCGTAATCATGGCGGTGAGTAAGCCGCTCGCAGGCCAGCAGATTGACTTTACGCAGCCGCTTGCACGCGGTGTCATCGCGGGCTGGATGCCTCCATCGGCGCTCAATTTGTCGCCAAATGGATCAAATGCTGTTATTGGCTCTGCTGTTTCGCAGGTTGGTTCTGCGGGTGGAACGGCTGCACTGACCACGGCAAGCTATCCAACTGGAAATGTCCAATTCAATAACAGTGCGGACTTTGCCAAAATTGGAACGGGCGATTTCACAATCGCTTTTGTTCACGCTCCGACAGTTGCGGCAAATCCAGCCAGTGACGCAACGGTTGGTCTTGGGCAGACCGCCGGCCTTTGGTTGGGTGATCGCTTCGGCGCTTCATCTTTTGGCTATTACGGTATCCTCAGTGCAGTAGCCCGCTCTGGAAGCATTGCCAACCGGGTCAACGTGATGATGGGCGTGCGCAAGTCCGGGATGGCGCAGTGCTTTATCAATGGGGTTGGTGGATCGGCGGGGGCGTTGACAAACTCGTTCCCAACGTCTGCGTTTTCCGTCGGCTCTTTCGGTGGAAGTGGCTATTCAAATCCAAGCCGGTATTTGCTGGCCGTTGTTTGGAATCGGGCGCTGTCTGAAGCGGAGGCGCGGGAGTTTGCGATAAATCCTTGGGCACTGTGGCCCGATGAGCCGCAGCTAGTATTTGCGCCAGTCACCGGAACAACGATCACGGCAGCCTGGACCGAGGCAGACGATACCGTTGCGGTGACAGAGAGCTCTTCCAACGCGGCGAATCTTGCGTGGACAGAGGGCAACGACACCGCGGCTATCTCAGAAACATCAAGCGCATCAGCCTCCATCTCATGGGCTGAAGCAGACGACATCGCGGCCGCGGCAATCACAGCGGCATCTCAATCTTCTCTGGCCTGGCTGGAGGAGAGCGACACCATCGCAATCAACGTCCTTTCCGGTGACGCAACAGCCGTCAGCGATTGGATCATCACGGCCCGCAGACGCGGGAGAAGGTAGGAAGCATGGCAACGATTACCCCAACCCCCGCGACGCTCGGCGACTACGGCATCAAGATGACGTGGGAGACGATGGCCAATGGCGATGTCGGCTCGCCGTTTGACATGCTGAACTACGCCGACCGATCGGTTCAGGTTCTGGGCACCTTCGGCGCGGGCGGAAACCTGCGCTGGCAGGGCAGCAACGACGGCGGCACAACCTGGGCAACGCTGACCGACCCGCAGGGCAATGCGCTGGACTTCACGGCCGCCAAGATCGAGCAAGTCATGGAACTGGCCCAACTGGCTCGCCCGAACGTGACGGCCGGCGATGGAACCACATCCTTGACCGTCGTGCTCGTCGCCCGTCGCGCCTACTTCCGCGGTGCCTGATGTCCTTCGACAAAGACCTCCCAGACGAGCTGCAGGAGTACGGTCCTGACACGTCCGCAAAGAAGGGGATGAGCTACGCCGAAAAGCAGCAGAAGATCGAAGCACTCGGAGAAGCCATCGCCAAGAAGCGTGACGAGGCGATCAAAGCGCGCAAGGAGTCCGGCGTCGAAGACATCTGGGTGAAGTGCGAAGAGGCGTATCTGTGCATCGATGACGCCAACCGCGGCGAGTACTCCGGTGCGAAGTGGGCCAAGCCGATCGCCATGTCTGGCCCGGTGACGACCAATGCCACCAATGAATCGAGCAACAAGTCATCGGCTTTTGTGCGGCTGACATCGCGCTACGTGGACGCCGGCGCCGCGCGAGTCTCGGAGACTGTGCTGCCGATCGACGGCAAACCATTCAGCTTCGGACCGACGCCGCAGCCCGATCTTGTCTCGCTCAAGGACGACCCGACGCAATTGGTCGCAGGACAGCAGCCGCTGACCCGCGCGCCGACCGAAAAGGAACTGGCAGCCGTGCCGCAAGGACAGCCGGCACCGACCAGCATGCCGCTGACAGTGGCAGATCTGGCAAAGGAAAAGCTGGACCAGGCCGCCGACGCCGCAGAGAAGGCTGAGAAGCGCATCTACGACTGGATGGTGGAGTCGAACTACCCCGCAGAAATGCGCAAGGTGATATTTGACAGCGCACGCATCGGCACCGGCGTTCTCAAGGGTCCGATTCCGACGATGAAGAAGAACAAGGCCGCCAAGAAGGTTCCGGGCGGCATTGCCATCGAGATCATCGAGAAGGCGCAGCCAGGCTACAAGTGGATGGATGTCTGGAACTTCTTTCCTGACGGGACTTGCGGCGAAGACATCCACGACGGCGACTTTGTATTTGAGCGCGACTTTATGAGCCCGCGCAAGCTCAAGAGCTTGAAGCGGCAAACAGGCATCGACGGCACACCGGTGTATCTGGCCGAACAGATCGACAAGGTACTCGAGGAGGGTCCGGGCAAGTGCAACACCGAAGGCACGAACCCGAACGAGAAAAAGAACGACAAGCGCTTTGAAATCTGGTACTTCACGGGAACCCTCAGCCGCAAGGACATGGAGGCGGCAAACGCCGTCGGCATCGAAGACTTGCCCGATGATTTGGTCGAGGCGCACGCCATCATCACGCTGGTGAACGACACCGTGATCCGGGCAACCGTGCACCCGCTGGACTCCGGTGAGTTCCCATACCACCCGCTGCCGTGGAGCCGCAGGGCCGGGAGCTGGACCGGCGTGGGAGTCGGTGAGCAGTGTTTCCTGCCGCAGCGCATGGTGAACGCCGCCACCCGCACGATTCTCAACAATGCCGGGATTTCAGCCGGCTCGCAGATCGTCATCGACCGCAACGTGATTTCCCCGATGGACAACAGTTGGAGCATCACGCCCGACAAGTTCTGGGAAGTCAACGATGGCATCGTGGTGGAGGACGTGCGCAAGGCGTTCAACATCTTCCAGATTCCCAACGTCGGCGCGCAGTTGATGGACATCATCAACTACGCATTCAAGCTGGCAGAAGAGGCGACCAATATCCCGTTGATCAGCCAAGGCAAGACGGACGACAACACGCCGGAGACTTTCGGCGCCGCAGAAATCCACAACGACAACGCCAACGCGCTGCTTCGGCATCAGGGCTATTCGGTGGATGATCACGTCACAGAACCCGTGGTGCACCAGTCTTACGAGTACCTGCTGATGGACCCTGACGTGCCCGACGAGGAAAAAGGCGACTTCGACATCAACGCCAAGGGCTCGATCAACCTGGTGGAAAAAGCGATTCAGGAGAAGTTCCTGATGAGCCAGGCCAACGTGGTGCTCAACCAGGCATTCGGGCTGAACCCTGAGAAGTGGATCGAAGAGGTCTACCGCGGCAAGCGCATGGACCCACGCAAGTTCATGTACACCGAGGAAGAGAAGGCAGAGAAAGCGAAGCAGCCGCCACCGGAAGATCCGCGCATCACGGCGGCGAACATTCAGGCCAAGGCGCGAATCGACGCCGCCAAGATGACGACAGATGCAAGCGTGGAGCGCCAGAAACTTGACACAGACAGAGACACAGCATTCCAGAACTCATTGAATGAGCGCGCACGCATTGATGCCGATGCAAACGCAAAAGAACTGGAGCTTCGTCGGGAACTGGAAATCTACAAGGAAAACAACTCGATCAAGAAAGAGTTGGAGAAGATCAAGGCGGAACTTGCACAGACCACAATGAAGCTGAGGGTTCAGCAGGAAGAGTCTCGCATGGCGCTTGCCGCTGATAAACACGTAGCTTCACACGCAGGCGAAGTGATTGCAGCACCAGTAGAGCCAGCAGGACGCGCTCCCGATGGGCAGGCGTTTGCGCGATGAATGAAAAGCAGTGCACCAAATGTGGAGTAGTCAAACTGCTGTCTGAGTTCTATCCACTTCCCACAGGGAAACTTGGGCGCAGGCCCAGGTGCAAAACGTGCGAGTTGGAAGGTGCCTCTGAAAAAACAAAAGAGTGGTACAAAAATAACAAGGACAAGGCTGCAACAACGCGCCGCCAATACGCCAAGGAAAATCCAGAGAAAGTGAAATCAGCGCACACACGTTGGGTGTCACGCAACAAGGACCGCGTTCTGGCAATCAAGGCGAAATACAGAAACGCAAACAAAGAAAGGTTGGCGCTCGCGCAAAAAATGCGCTTTGCAGAGCAACCGGATAAGAGAAAAGCAACCGTCAAAAAATGGGCAGAAAAGAATCTTTCTTACGTGCGTGAGAAGGTTCACACACGCAGAGCGCGGAAAATCTGCGCAACATCAAGTTGGGATGAAGAGTTTGATCGTCTGGTGCTCAACGAGGCCACTGCACTTGCAATCATTCGGGAAGAAATGACAGGCGTTAAATGGCATGTTGACCACATAGAGCCGCTCCAAGGAAAAGATGTTTGCGGACTGCATAACGGATTCAATGTGGCGGTTGTCCCGGCTGTCTATAACCACAAAAAAAGCAACAGGCGAAATTACGCATCATGGATTGAATTCACATGAGCGCCGACCGCATCAAGTTCAACATTGCCGACCGCAACAGCCCGACGTGGCTGAAGCTCAAGGCCCATCTCGAGCAGCGCCTGGCACGGCTTCGCGCTGAAAACGATCTGGACATGGATGAAAGCCTGACCGCCAAGAAGCGCGGCCAGATCGCCGAAATCAAAGTGTTGATCAGTCTGGATCGGGATCCAGCCATTCCAGACTGAGAGAGTTTCCCGCCGCCCTTCGTGACGGCAAATAGATGCAGCCGACGACAACGCCTGCTGCGAGTTGGCCCGCCTTGAGCGGGCTTTTGTGTTTCTGGAGATGTGCAAATGGCAACCCAACCCGAAGGGCAAGAAGTCACCGAGGAAGTCGAAACGACATCCGAACAGGATGCAGCCGCATTCAATGCCGGCTTTGACGGTGGAGAGCAGACGACAACGCCTGACTCAGCCACCGTTGAAACCGGAGCAGATGATGCTGGTCCGAGCGATCCCCCTGCCGAGCAGCCAAAGTTCGCGCAGATCACCGAAGAACAGTTCCAGACCTTGATGAAGGCTGCCTCTGACGTTGACCAAATCCGTCAGGACAGCAAGAACAAGATCGATGTGTTGAGCGGCCACGTTGGTGGACTCAAGCAGAAGCTGGAGCAACTTCAGCAGACCCGCAACAAGCTGACCCCTGGCCAGTTGAAGCGCGTCAATGCCGAGTTCCCCGAACTGGGCAAGTTGCTGGAGGAGGACTTGGGTGAAGCGCTCACGGGCGGATCTTCGCAGTTCGACCCCGAGGAAATTGATCGACGTGTGCAGAAGGGCGTGACCGAGAAGGTCTTGCCGATGGAGAAAAAGCTTCTCCGTCTGTACCACCGTGACTGGGAAGACGTTGTTCGCAGCGATGAATTCAAGGCGTGGCAAACCACCATGCCGGCCGACAAACAGGCTGAATTCCTTGCATCGATCGACGGCGAGTACATCGCGGACGTGATCACTGACTACAAGACCTTCAAGGCCAAGCAAGCCACACCCACACCGACGCCGACACCCGTGAAACAGGACGGCGCCAATCGCCAGCGACTCCTTGCAGCAGCAGCGCAACCGAAGGGATCAGGCGGACACGCCGGAGGCCCGACGGATGAAGACCAATTCATAGCCGGATTCAAAAACGGCTGAAACCAATCGAAAGGAGCCTTAAATGGCACTCCAAACGTTCGCCTTAAACACAGGGCGTATCAACAAGTTCAAGGGCGCTATCCTCGCCCATGCCGTCCCGGCAGAAGTTCTCGGGCGCACTGGCCGTCAAGTCCAGATGCCCAAGAACCAGTCGGACACGTATGTGGCACGTCGTTTCTTGCCCTACGGTGCAACGTCCACGGACCGCAACACCATCAACCGCTTCTTCCAGGACGGCAACAGCTCCGACCGCGCAACGGCCATCGCCAATCAGCACCTGGTTGCTGAAGGCGTGACGCCCACGCCGGACAGCATCACGCCGGTGGACACGACCGTGATCCTGCAGCAGTACTCCTGCCTGTACGGCTTCACGGACAAGACGTTCAACCTGTACGAAGACGACATTCCCGGCGAGATGGTCACCCAGATCGGCCAGCGCGTCACCTTCGTGAACGAGATGATCATCTACGGCGCGCTCAAAGCGTGCACCAATGCGTACTACGGCGGCACCGGCACCACGGTGGCGACTGTCAACGGCGGCCTGACGCTGGGCCTGATCCGCAAGATCGTGCAGAACCTGCAGGCCAACCATGCCAAGCCGGTCACGTCGGTCCTGAAGGCTGGCCCGAACTACGGCACCGATGCGGCGCCCGCGGGTTACCTCGTGTACTGCCACACCGACCTCGAGCCGGACATCCGCGATCTGCCGGGCTTCATCCCTGCGGAGAAGTACGCCACTGGTACGCCGATGGAAAACGAGATCGGCAAATGCGAGCGCTTCCGCTTTATCACTTCGCCTGACCTGCCTTGGATCCAGAACGGCGGCGCGGCTGTCGGCGCAACCAACCTGTACTCGACGACCGGCACATCTCTGGATGTGTACCCGTTCATCGTGGCCGGCGCGGACGCCTGGAGCCAGATCGCGGTGCGCGGCATCAGCGCGTTGGACCCGACGTTCCTGCCGCCTGGGCAGAAGTCCAAGTCTGATCCGCACGGGCAGCGCGGCTACGCCGGCACCATCTGGTGGAAGGCCGTGATGATCGAGAACAACGGCTGGATGGCTGTTGGCAACGTCGGTCGCAAGAATCTGCCGGCCTGACGGATAGAGGGGGAGTGATCCCCCTCGAAAGGACACCAACATGACCACATACGTCAACCAGCAACTCGCGGCGCTGGCATCGGTTTCGGATCGCAATGCGTTGCTTCCGCTGCTGAATGCCCTGGCCGATCGGTTCTCCTCCGTTGCGACCTCTACCGCTGGCCTTGTCATCAAGGCTGGCGGCGGCACTCTTGCCAAGACTGGTTCTGCTGCTTTCAACGGGATTGCCAACGGCGTTCCCGTCACGATCGCAGGCAGCACCGACATGCCGGCGCTGACCGGCATCACCATCACGGCGGGCAAATACAACGTCGTGTGCTTCTTCATTGACTCTGCATCCACCGTCACGGCGGCCGCAGGGACTGAAGGCGCCACGCTTGCTGCTGTGAAGTTCCCCCCGTTCCCTGTTGGCAAATGCCTGGTTGGTTACCTCGTGATCACCTACGCATCGACCTTCACGGGCGGCACCACAGCGCTGGACACGGCAACCACCGTGTACGTGTCGCCTGTCGGCGCCTTCGACCCCAACGTTCTCTTGTCTGCATAAGGAGCCACCATCATGGCAAACAACACGACTTTCACCACCGTGGGTAACACGGGACCGACCGATGCGCCCCAAGTCAAGGTTGGCCGCATCACGTTCGATGGAACGGCCATCACTGCCGCGGACTACGTGGTGCAGCAAGTGGGCTTCACGCCGCGCTACTTCGCCTACGACAACGTGACCGACCGCATCAAGGTCGAGTGGTACGAGGGCATGACGGCTGACACCTGCGTGAAGACCGCAGCAGCCGGCACCCGGACCATTGAAACCACGAACAAGGGGATCACGGTTTGCGACTCCGACGGCACGGCCAACACCAAGGGCCGCTACGTCAAGATTTCGCAGAACGCGACTCTTGCGGCGATCGCTGCCAGCACGACCGGGCAGTGGGTTGCCATCGGCTGATCAACCCGCAAGGTTGATTGTTTGGACGGCCCCTTCGGGGGCCGTTTGCATTTCTGGAGAGTTCAATTGACTGACGCCCTCAACACCCCGGTTCGCCGCCGCGCCCAGCGCGAGCTCAACAGCGCGGACATGCCCATCGGGCAGAAGCCCGACATCGTTTTCCGCGATGGCGAGGAAATCCCGCGCGAGCAGATCATCGTGGCCGACGCCACCACGCTGGAGAAGGACTACGCCGACCAACTGAAGATGGCCGAAGACCCGGTGACCATCATCATCCACCCGTCGCAGGAAAAGAACCCGCCTCAAGTGGTGGACTGCTGGGTGAACGGCCGCGGCGCCGAAGTGTTCGTCAACGGCAAGTGGACGGTTTTCAACTGCCTGCCGGTGAACACCCGTGTCACCACCAAGCGCAAGTACGTCGAAGTGCTGTGCCGCGCCAAGATCGACACGATCAACACGATGGTGGAAGACGCCACCGTCGAGAACCCGGCCAACCGCATCAGCCGCGCCACCAGTTCACGGGCGAGCTTCAGCGTGCTGGAAGACCGCAACCCAAAGGGTGCGGAATGGCTGCGCAGCGTGATGGCAGCGAACTACTGAAGCCATGAACTACCTCGCGCTTGTCAACCGTCTGCGCCGCAAGTGTGGCGTGACGAGTTCGGCGGATGTCACCACGCTGACCGGACTGCCGGAGGAAATGAACCGCCTGGCCGACTGGGTGAATGAAGCATGGATGGACATCCAACTCAAGCGCGAGGATTGGATGTGGATGCGCAAGTCGTTCAGCTTCACCACGACCAACGGACAGGTGAGCTACACGCCGACCGAATGCGGTATCACTGACTTCGGGAACTGGGCGACCGACTCGATCCGCAACTACGTGACGGCATCGGGCACAAGTTCTGAAATCTTCATGGACTATCAGGGCTACGAGCAGTGGCGCAACCTGTACCAGTTCAGTGCAAACCGCGGCGTCTACACCCGTCCGATCCGGGTTGCTTTCAAGCCGTCTGACTTCTCCCTGTGCCCTGGGCCGATCGCGGCATCAGGCTACACCATCCTCGGTGACTACTACTGCAAGCCCAGCGAAATGTCGGCGACCACCGATGAGCCGCTGCTTCCAGCAAGGTATCACATGGCCATCATCTACCGCGCCATGATGTTCTACGGCGCATTCGAGGCGGCGCAGGAAGTCTTCAACGAGGGCGAGGCTGAGTTCAACCGGATGATGCACCGCATCAACAGGAACCAGCTTCCCGATGTCACCATGGGCGGGCCGCTGGCATGAAGATGCCGACCGTCAAGCAGGATTACTACCCGATGGGTGGCGGTCTTGATCTGCTGACGCCGGCCATCGCCTTGTCTCCCGGCAAGTGCTTTGACTGCCAGAACTACGAACCGGAGATCAGCGGCGGATACCGCAGGATTGACGGCTACGAGCGCTACGACGGTCAAACCTCACCGACCGCGGCCAGCTACGCCGTGATGACCATTGCCATGACTGGTTCAATTGCTGTGGGCAACACGGTGACCGGCGCCAGCAGCGGGGCGACCGGCAAATGCCTGGCGCTGGACACCGGCAACACCAACCTCGTTCTCGGGCGACTGAGCGGGACATTCACGGTGGGCGAGAACCTCAACGTCGGCGGCACACCGCAGGCTACGGCAGTGACAACGGCATCGGTAAACGGCGCGAGTTCGTCGTCTGACGATGCCGACTACACCCTGCTGGCGGCCAACGACATCCGGGCTGACATCCTCGTGGTGCCGGGCTCCGGGCAGATTCGCGGCGTCTGGGTCTACAACGACATCCTCTACGCTTTCCGGGACAACGCTGGCGGGACCGCTGGCGATATGTACAAGGCGACATCTAGCGGATGGGTGAAGATCACATTCCCCAGCGAGTTCACATTCAGCACCGGAACCATTGCTCCCACTCTCGGGCAGACCATCAAAGGCGCAACGAGTGGTGCAACGGGTGTTGTGACTGCGGTTCTGCTGCGTGCAGGCGCATGGTCCGGGACTGGTGTGGGCTCGATTGTCTACACCGTCACGGCAGGGACTTTCTCCAGCGGCGAACTGATCAAAGACAACGCCTTGGCAGTGACCTACTGCACGACCACATCGGCAGGCGCTGCGATCACACGCGCAGCAGGCGGCTCAATGGAGTTCGTCAATGCCAACTTCACGGGTTCGACGGCCACAAAGAAAATGTACGGCTGCGATGGCGTGAACAAGGCTTTCGAGTTTGACGGAACGACTTATGTCCCCATCAGAACGGGGATGACGACGGACACGCCGACGCACATCCAGGCGCACCGCAACTACCTTTTCCTGAGTTTCCTTGGCAGTGTGCAATTCAGTGCGCTCGGGGCTCCGTATTCGTGGACCGCAGTTCTTGGGGCTGGTGAGATTGCGACTGGCGACTATGTGACCGGGATGATTCCGCAGGGCGGAACAGGCTCCGGCTCGTCAATGGCGATCTTCACATCCGGCAAGACGTTCATGCTCTACGGGTCCAGCGCGTCAGACTTCCAACTCGTCATCTCCACGTTCGACCTTGGCTATTCAGCGTTCACGGCGCAGCCTGTTGGCAACAACACCTTCGGGCTGACTGCGCGAGGTGTGCAAAGCCTGATCACGACGCTGACCTACGGCGACTTTGAGTATGCGTCCATCACGCACCTGATTCAGTCGCTGATCACGGCAAAGCGCGGACTGGAGACATGCTCCACGTCCAGCAGGCTGAAAGACCAATACCGGCTGTACTTCAATGACGGATACGGGCTCGTCGTCGGGCTGACAGGCGACAACGTGAACGGCCTGATGGTGCTGAACTACGGCATTCCCGTGCGCTGCATCACGACGCAGACGCTATCCACCGGGCTGGAAGTGACGTACTTCGGCTCGGACAACGGCTACGTCTACAAGGACAACACCGGAACATCCTTTGACGGCAGCGTGATCGACGCATGGATTCGCCCGGCGTTCAACAACCTGAAGTCCCCGAAGTTGCGCAAGCGCTACCGCCGTGCGACGTTTGAAGTGAAAGCCACGGGATACGCCAGGGTCAACATCACCTATGACCTGGGCTACGGCAACCCGGACATGAACCAGATGGTGACGCGCCCGGATACCACATTGACAGGCAACGGCGGCTATTGGGACCAGTTCACATGGGACCAGTTTGTCTGGGACACGCAAGTGTTCGCCCAGCCATCCATCAGCATCGAAGGCACGGAAAAGAACATCGGCTTCTTCTTCTATTCCTCCCGCGCGCAGGACAAGAGCCACACCGTTCAGGGGGTCATCCTCAACTGGACGCCGCGACGACTCGAAAGGTAACCCATGACGACGTACTACTCAGTTTCTGGATGGCCGATTACGGGCTCTCGTGGAACATCATCGCTGGCTCGATCCGAACTGGTGCTGATCCAGACCGGCTTTGCCACCGTCAACACGGAGATGATCACGAAGGGCGCAAAGGCCGGGGAGACTTGGACTGGCACGCACAATTTCACGGGCGCCACACTGACGGCAGCAACTCAGGCGGCGAACGACAACAGCACGAAGGTTGCAACGACTGCCTACGCGGATTTGAAGGGCGCAAAAGCCGGTGCAACTTGGACCGGGACGCATGACTTCACCGGGGCGACGGCCAGCTTTGCCAGTCCTACTGCAACTACCCAGGCGGCAAACGACAACTCCACAAAAGTTGCCACCACAGCCTACGCTGACAGAAAAGGGGCCATCACCGGGCAAACATGGACGGGGACGCATGACTTCACTGGCGCGACAGCCAGTTTTGCCAGCCCGACAGCTACCACGCAAGCGGTGGGCGACAGTTCGACCAAGGTTGCAACTACGGCATTCGTGGCAGCAAACCAAGTTCTGAGCCAGATCACAGCAGCAGCGGCAGCCAACACAATTGCCAATGCCGACTACGCGCAGGTGTGGAACTGGGCACTGACGACGGCAGGCAAGACCGCATTCAAGTTCGGCGAGACATCGGCGTCAACCAACGGCGCAGGGTCGCAGTACCTCGTGAACATCGCCACGGCAGCGGCATCGACAGCCAATCCGTTCAATGTGGCCACCCGCGGCGTCGATACCATCGTGGTGTCACGCACAGGCGATGTGACGATCACGGCATTGAACGGCACGACCGGCAGCGGCACGACCGGCAGCGCAGTCAGCATCACAGCAGGACTTGGAGCCGCGACATCGAACGGCGGCGCTGTCAACATCACTGCAGGCGCGGCTGGTGCAACCTCCGGGACTGGCGGCGCTGTCAACATTACGTCAGGCGCGGGGAGCGCAACAACTGGCGCAGCCGGCGCAATTGCCATCACGGCAGGATCTGCGACATCGGCCAACGGCGCCAGCGTGACGATCACGGCAGGCTCTGGTGCAGGCGGCACGAACTCTGGCGGGAACATCAACCTCGTGCCAGGCGCTGCGGTTTCGACTGGGACGCCGGGAGAAGTTCGGGTTAACGGGGACGCAAACCTGCTTCTTGCCAATTGGCAGTACAGCTCGAACGCCCTTGGTACAGGGACGATTTTCATCGCGCCAAGAGCGTGTCTCCTCAAGATGGCCAAGATCGTCTGGGGTACTGCATCGTCGTCGTGGACGCTGGATCTCGTGAAATGCACTGGGACGCAAACAGGGGCAACCGGCACAACGATTTCCACTGCCGGAATCAACACAGGCGGCACTGCCAGCACCGTCAACACATGGGGGCTGAAAAGCACCGTTGCAACCTTGACATTGGCTGCTGGGGACCGCATCGCCATCAACGGGACTGGCACCGTCGGCGCGCTCGCAGCCTGCAACATCACTCTTGGCCTCACCCCACTGTAAGGAACCCCCATGACCCCCCAAGAAGAACGCCACATCAATGCCAAGTTCGTCGCATTGGTGCTCCAGCGCGACCTCGCCCTGAAAGGCCAGGTCGAAGACGCCGGAACCATCGCCACGCTCAACGCAGCGCTTGACGAGAAGGACGCGGAGATCGCGGCGCTGAAAGAGAAGATCGCAGCGCTGGAATCCCCGCAACTCGTGGACACGGTGCAGCCATGAATGCAATCGGCTGGTACTTCAAGAACCTTGCGGTATCGATCGATCAAGTCGGCAGCGCACTGCTTGGCAATTGGTGCGACGAAACACTTTCGTCGTATGCCTACCGTATGCACCGGCAAGGCAAGCCTTGGGGCTTCCTGATGTACGTCATCGACGCCCTGTTTTTCTTCCAGCCATTCCATTGCCAACAGGCATACGAAGCCGAGCGCTTGCGCTCACAGAGTCCACCTGAAGAGCGGACGCCATCAACCTGACAGGAATAAACATGACGGAAACACAACTGCTAACCATCGCGGCCAGCCTTGTTGCGGTCATGTTCGGGCTTCTGACCAGCGTTCTCGCGTGGGTTGGTGGACGCCTCTACGCAAAAGTCGAGGAAATGAACAAGACGATGCATGACATCGCTGCCGGCTTGCATGAAAAGTTCAACGGCCTGGACAAAAGGGTGGCTGTCGTTGAAACCATGATGCGCGATGGGCACGATCGGCAGCAGAACCAAGATGCAATGTTTGCGAGGCACTCTTGAAGCCGCGCCTCATTCCTGAGTGGCGGCGTGTGCTGAACAAGGCGTGGTCTGTCAAATTCTCGCTGTTGGCAGGCGTACTAGGCGCGCTCGAGGTAGCACTGCCGATATTCTCTGACGCAATACCTCGAGGTGTGTTTGGTTCGGCGTCGGCAATCGTCGCGCTGTTGACGCCGTTGACCCGCGTTCTGGCGCAGAGGGATGATTGATGATCCCAGAACAGCACCGTAAAAAAGCCGCGTGGGTAGCCATCGCCACGGCATGTATTGGCGGTTTTGAGGGTCTGCGCACTGTCGCGTATTTAGACCCGGTTTCCATCCCAACTGCCTGCTTCGGTGAAACGCTCGGTGTCCGAATGGGTCAGGTTTACACCGTGGAGCAGTGCCGTGAAATGCTCGGGACGCGAGTGGAGGAATTCGGGCGCGGCGTTGACTCTTGCACGAAGGTTGCACTCCCGCCATACCGCAAGGCGGCTCTAGTCTCGTT